AAGTTTGTCAATAGAACGCTGTTGTCTTTTAGACACGCCTTTCTTTTTTAGTTTCATTCCTGGTCGTTTCATATTTTTATTCTACCATATTAATTAAGAAGGTTTTGTTGGCCATGTCCAAGCTACAATTGAACCATCATCAGGGTGGCTGTTCGTATCATCTACATAGTTAGAATGACTACGTAAAGTATTAGGTATATTTCGTAAGGTCTGTCTGTATGTAGCCCATTCAGCTTTTTTAGAATCTGTAAGCGGACTGTCTGCCATTTGAGTCCAATCAGAAGCTTCTAATTTAAGATTCCTTTTTTCTACTACTGCGTCCCAAACTTTTCTATAATCTGCCATATTATTTATTTAAACCAAAAACTTGAATATACCCACCCTCAAAATTTCCAGCACTACTACCACTAACATCATCTGTTTTGCCAAAACACCAAATAGTAAAAGTTGTGTTTCCTGGTAAAGAAACTTGAGCATTTAAATTTTTAATGCCAATAGCAAAACTGCTACTGCCACTAAAGCGTTCTGAAGCTAAGTAATCACCCGCCGTAGTACTTGTGTAAGCACTCGTATTAGAAGTCTGTCTCATAGACATAACAAAAAGAGACTCTGAACTACTACTTATAGTCCCTTCATAATCTACCCCAGCCTGAATAATAAACTTTCTATTACCTGAATAATTAAAAGTAGTAAATTGATGCGTAAATAAAGGACTACTTAACACTTCATTTAGAACATGATCAGGATTTCCTGCTGTAGAAGCTATTGTACAAATATGAAAAGGTTTTTGAGCAAAAGACCCTCTATTTAACTCTGTTACATTACTAACACTACCTGACTGCCCTGCGATTCCGTCAATTCTACCAATAGAATCCACAATAGATTTACCTGCAATATCTAAACTATTAGTAGCAACACGGGCGGCATTTAATGTACCCGTACTAATTGAACCTGCGTTTATTGCTACTGCGTTTACAAGATTTGCACTAAGAGATCCAATCTGTGCTGAAGTAATAGAAGCTGCTTTTATAAATGCTTGGTCAATGTACACGCCCGCCGGGTTACCAGCTGCATCTGTACTTGTAAGCACAGTAAACGGAACTATGTCAGATCCACCAGCGTTTGGGTTACGTATCGTTACCTGACTTGCTTCAAATATTATGTTTGATGTAGAAGTATTATTAGATAGGTTATTACTAGAATCCGCCATCAAGTACATACCAGCTACTGCGCCGTTGGCATTAACCGCTACACCATAACCAGCTTGTGAACTTGTTCCGTTTGTTACTGCATTTTGTACTGCTGTTACTGAAGCAGTAGAAGCTTTACCAGTTAAAGCATTATTAGTAGATGTTTCTAACGTAGTTATCGCTGTAGCATTTGCTGCATCATTCGTAGCTCGGGTGCTTGCTTCAGAAGTTATAGCAGCTTGGCTAATTACATCTCTTACGGCTACCCAGTTAGATCCGTCCCATCTGTATTGTTTATTACTGTCGTTTGTATCAAACCAAAGATCACCTGTGTTTACAGCAGTAGGCTCTGAGTTTTGACTAAACACCCTGGGGTAATTGTCGTTTAAAGTATCTCTAACTGCCACCCAGTTACTAGCACCGACAGCACTAGCTCTATACAGTTTATTGTTATCATTAGCATCTATCCACAAATCGCCTACAGCTATAGCAGTAGGAGCGCTGTTTTGTACAAAAGTTTGAGTTTTAGTATCTACAGTAGAAGTTAAGTTAGTAATTAAAGTTGCGTTAGCAGTATCAGCAGTTGCTCTAGCGGTAGCTTCAGTAGCAACAGCTGCTTGAGTAGTTATGTCTCTTACTTCTACCCAGCTAGACCCATTCCACCTATATTGTTTATTGTCATCGTCGCTATCAAACCATAAGTCTCCGGTATTAACAGCAGTAGGAGCACTTGCTTGTGTAAAAACCCTAGGGTAATTATCATTGGCTGTGTCCCTGACTGCTACCCAATTACTAGAACCCACCGCACTAGCACGATACATTTTATTGTTGTCATCTGAATCAATCCAAATATCGCCAACAGCTGTAGCAGTAGGTGCACTAGTTTGAACAAAAGTTTTTGCTTTAGTGTCTACAGTAGCAGTTAAGTTGGTAATTTCACTGACACGTGACGAGTTAGCACTCGTTAAAGTAACTACATCACTTTGTGCTGAAGCTAAAGCAGCCGTAAGACTTGAACCTGTGTAAGATGTACTACCTACAATATTAACTAACGTAGCATCTCGAGCTGCAACCCAAGCATTATTAGCTGCGTTACGTGTGTATACTTGACCGTCGTCCGTGTCATACCAAATATCGTTCGTGGTCAATGCGTCCCCACTAGCACGTTGTGTAGGCGCAGAAGCAGACTTAATGACCGTAGCCGCAGTACCAGTAGAGCTACTAATTAAACTTGTTAAAGTACTGTACCCAGGTAAATCAGCTAATGTTTGCGTAAGATTAGACATAACCGCAGCTATATCAATAGACGTAGTGCCGTTACCAGAAGAACTGTAAGCCCCAAAAACTTCTGAATTACTTACATGACGCACCCAATAATAATATGTTTTAGCGTAGCCTACTTCTTCTGACCAAACAAAAGCCGAAGTAGTATCTACTTTTATAGCATCTCCAATAGAGCTAGTAGTGCTTCTCCATACTTCTGTATTACCAAAATTAGTCATTTGGGGGTTATCCCAAGCTAATATAAAAGAAGTGTACGAAGCAGTTACACTAAAGCCTGTAGGTGTAGGAGGGATTGTAAAATCTGTATAGCCCTGAGTGCCCCTAAAATCTATACCACCAATACCAGCATTAGGATCAAAAGGATTGTCTAGTAGTTCTTGAGCCATACCACTATCAATCAATTCTCTAAGAGTAATAGCCCTATCTCTAGGGTCGCCTCTACGACCAAGACGCACTTCAACTGCTTCTTTTATAGACTCGGCAAATAGTTTTAGTTCAGGATCGGCTTTAGTAGGGACCTTGTAAACCGAAGGGACTTTAGTACCTTTAGTGGCCATTTAGATCTCCCTAAGTTCATCTATAGACTCACCAATACAAATCTCGTTAACAACTTTAGCTGACTCAACTTCTATTTCATAAGTGTTATGTAGTTTACTAGGAAGTCTTAGTATGGGTTCAGTGATGCTTGTTGCACTAAAAGAAGTAGGAGAGCTACCTGCTACAGAAAAAGCACTCCCCGAAGTACTTATAGTAGCGTGGTAATACAAAGTTCCATCTCCGTACACTTTAACTGTAACTGGATATTCTTCCGCTTGCACTTTAACAAAACCCATACTTGTAGGTTTAGGTGTAACAAACTCTTTTGTTTTCCAAGTAAACGTCTTATTAGTAGTAGCGCCTTGGAATTTTTGTATTCTTGGACCCGAACCAGTTTCTACTATTAAGTAAAGCTCGTTATCTACTGGGTTAGTAAAACCACCAGTAGCATCTGTCGTACCTGTTTGAGTCAAAGTAGTAAGGGTGTTTTGTTGCTCTCCTCTAGGGTCAAATATAAATCCCCCATAGTTTGACCCACTTGTATAGAGTCCTACATAACGCCCCTCCCAGAGAAATCCACGTAATGAACTTGGGTAATAGTCTGCTCTCCATTGTTCTGAAGAAAGAATACCTTCAGTAACAACATTTACATCAGTACCTGCAGCTGCAACAAGTCCGTCACCTCCTGCATATAAAACGTAAGGACCCATATCAACCATAGAAGTTTTACTTTGACATGCCTGGGCAGCTTCAATACGTACAGTACTCATAGACTGTGGATCAGTACCTGCAATTAAATAGGGCGTGCCTTTAGTAGTTACTATAAGACCTTGCCCCGCCATTTTAATACCTACAATCTCTTCTTCTAAAGTTATTCTGTAAGCTACAGGCCATGCATGTGGTAAAAATGGTTCAGAAAAACAAATACGTTTGCCTGTAAAACCTGCAAAAATGCCGTTTGGCATTGCAGTCAAACCTTTCATTGGTCCGTCAGGATAGTCAGCACTCACTTCGTTAGGC